GAAGGACTTCAAGCTGGTGCTGAACGGCCAGGACCGCTTCAAGGAGCAGCTGGGCAAGTACTTCAACCAGTACCAGCCATACGTGTACCACTCGGGCACCCCCTACCCAGGCGTCTACGTGTACTCCTTCGCGCTGCAGCCCGAGGAGCACCAGCCAACCGGCACCTGCAACTTCTCTCGCATTGACAACGCCCAGGTGGCCATCACCCTGAAGCAGGCGACCACGCCTCTGCAGAAGATGTTCGCGGTGAACTACAACATCCTGCGCATCCAGTCTGGCATGGGCGGCCTGGCCTTCTCCAACTAGACGTTGCGTCTTGAAATTTCAAATAAAAATCAAAAAATACGGGCTTCGGCCCCAGGAACGTTCAAGGTTCCTGAGGTTGAAACTTTTACACTTAAAAATGAATTTATGGGCCAAATCTACCGCCCCACCACATTCCACGACCCCCTGAGGGCCGCAAACTCCTCCTCTATGACCCAAATGCAAAATTCAGGATCAAAATCGTCCGAACAGCAAAATACGTCGAGGTAAACCTTATTCTCCTCGGGATACGTGTGAGCACTAAAGTGACTCTCCGAAAGGACGAGGACGCCCGTGGCCCCGTGGGGCTCAAATTGGTGAAAGGCGCGACCTACGACTGTAAATCCGGTCCTTTCAGCGATTCGGTTCATAATTCCCTCAAGATGGGCCGTCTTGGAGACCCACACGCCCTCGATATGTCCAATGAGATGGCGGTACTTCATACTTTTCTAACGGCTGGTGATTTTATATGTAACGAGCCCAAGTGCAATTACGAGGAACAGCAGAGCGAAGAATGGCCGCCCCATTGTCTGTTCCTGCGTGTTCTTCGACTCAACAAAGTTAGAGACACCGAGACCTCCAAAGAGCAGTACGAAAAGTGCAAGGAAGGCGTTGTCGACGTTACTGCCGGCCATTTATTATATTCAAGTAAAATAAATGGACGAACTTGTGGGTCGGAAAGACGTGACCGGTTCAGACCTAGTCAAGGCCGTGACCATGCTGATGCCGGGTGACAGCATCGAGCACATCCTGGACACCGTCAGACACATCACATTGAAAAGGGTTTTTGAGGCCTTCAAGTCTCAACAATTCGCAACTGTAATTCACCTGATCGAGTATCTCAAGACGCACGGCCTGACGAACGAAGACGTCACGACCATCCTGACATGGATAGAGGTCACGGAGGAAATTTCACCAAAACTTCGGGAGAGTGTCTCAAGTCTACGCAAGTCTGGTCTGGTCAATTCAGTTTATGAATTTGTTTCAGAATTGGAACCCGTCCCAGAACTCAAGGGTAGTATCCTTTGTTGCTTCCGCCGGCAGTGACATTCTTCTGCCACAGATACAGGAGGAACAGGCCAGCAATCGTCTGAGTAGCCGCCTTGATCATTTCATTTGCAAAAATCCGACGGTCCGCCGTCAGAAAACCCTGAAGGCCGAACAGGATCTGGGACAGGGCCACCGCAAGCAGCAGAGCATCCGATAGGAACATGGCCATTTTAGTACTTAAGGATATTTTTATTTTCCTTTACATGAACTTTGCGTACCTTGATGCCGCGAGCATGCTCGAGAACCTGATCCGGCCTGTACAGGAGCCCCTCCCCATCACACCATGTGAACTTGACGACTCTTGGAGGGCTTTCGAGGAGGAGCTGGGTGAATTTAAAATGAAATATATTGGGACCCGGGCCGACCTGGCCGTGGCCTCGGCCAAGCTCAGGGAAAAACGCGAGGAACTAAATGTTATCAAGATGATGCTTGAGAACGTCAACTCTAATGACTTAAAGGACCGCCTCCAGACTATGATAGAGGACTACGAGGAGGACGAAAAGCTCCAGGAGCTGACGGACAAGTGTGCGATCCTGGGGGGGCGGGTGGAGGCGATGAAGAAGGTGCTGTCGGAGACGAACGCAGAACGGTACGCCAAGTTTACTTGCTTTGTTTGTATGGACCGTCTTGTTGACTTGTTTATTGAACCCTGTGGCCACGCAATGTGTGAGCGGTGTTGGGCCCGGACCCCGAACAAGGACCAATGTCCAGGCTGCCGGGTCCGGACCCACGGCGCAAAGAAGATTTTTACTATGAATTAGGTGCGTTAAATCTCAGGTAATTTACTATTGTTGGATAGTGGGGTCTGACCCCATCTGACCTTAGCTCAATTGGTAGAGCGAAGGACTGTAGACAATTTGTCTAATTTGATGACTCACAATCATCCTTAGGTCGGTGGTTCGATTCCGCCAGGTCAGAAAGGACGCTGTGCGTCCGTCGAGGACACGTTCCTCTCGCGCGCACATAGTATAGTGGTTAGTACAGCACCCTTCCAAGGTTCAAGGCGGGGTTCGATTCCCCGTGTGCGCAGGGCGGTTCTATAGTATAATGGTTAGTACATCAGATTCTGACTCTGATAATGTGTGTTCGATTCACACTGGAACCTTCTTCCGTAGCTCAATTGGCAGAGCACTCCTTTAGTAAGGGAGAGGTAATGAGATCAAAGCTCATCGGAAGAACACGGACCTGAACACGTCCTAAAACTATTCCGTGGGCTTCGGCCCGGGCTCCTGTAGCTCAGTCGGTTAGAGCGCCAGACTGTTAATCTGGATGTCGCAGGTTCGATTCCTGCCGGGAGCGTTTTTTGAAGCAGCCTTCGGTCTCTGCTTAAAAAAACGCAACGTAAAAAACTAAAATGGCTGTCCGCCTCGTAGATTCCATGCCCCGGGGCGTCAACGAAGGTGACGCGGCCATCGTCCAGGCCGCGCGCGTCTCTTATGGCGCCGGCACCAAGTCCGTGAGCGATGACCGGGCCCTGATCCGCTATCTCATGCGTCACAAGCACACGACGCCGTTTGAGATGGTAGAATTCAAGTTTCATATTCGCGCGCCAATTTTCGTGGCGCGCCAGTGGCTTCGGCACCGGACCGCGTCCGTGAACGAGATGTCCGCCCGGTACAGCATCGTGGACACGGGGTTCTTCCTGACCGAGGAGCTCCGCAAGCAGTCCTTGGCCCGTGGCCAGGGGGGTGAGGAGCCGTTCGGTGAGGGTTCAGACAACCTTCTCCGCAAGCAAAAGGCTTCGTGCGATCTCGCGTTCCTGACATATGATGAACTGATCCGCAAGGGGGTCTCACGTGAGCTGGCCCGGATGCACCTGCCTCAGAGCACATTTACTGAATTTTATTGGAAAATTAATCTCCATAACCTCCTCCACTTTCTGGAGCTCCGCATAGAGGACCACGCCCAAAAGGAGATCCGGGACCTGGCCAAGCAGGTCTACGATCTCATCAAACCTATCGTCCCCATGACGTGCGAGGCCTTCGAGGACTTTCGGATCGGGTCCCTGACTTTGTCGCGCCTCGAGGTTGAGGCCTTGCGTTCAGGTGCGAAGGCCATCCCGGGCAAGGGCGAGAATACTGAATTCCAGGATAAAATTTCTCGTCTAAATATAAATGTCGGCGGCGCCGGCGCCGAACGCGATTAAATGGAAACGTACGGGATGGTTCGTCCCGTCGGAGGGCAAGTTTCTATGGAGTGGTCACTATTCAGAAGGGGCGGCCATGGCTTACCTTTCTCTGACACCCGGACCCATAACAAAAGCACCCAATTCCGCATGGTGGTTCAAACTGTATCAGAAATACGGACCCAACCCGGGTGGCCGGTTAACAAAGTTCAAGTCTGACAACGGGTTCCCTGTGTATTACGACACGGGTGATAAAGAGCTCTTTATTTACAACGGAACCGCAAACAAGGTGAGGAGTTTCAATGGAGCCCCAAAAGTCCGGAAACTGTTCGATGCGGCCTCCAACAACGCTAATAAATTTGTAAATTTGCCGACTTACTACACCAGTTCGGGGATGGAGGTGAAGGTGAAAAACGGCAAGGGTTACTATGCGATTCAGGGGAAGAAATATGACGTACCGAACAATTCCATTTTGTATAAAAAAACTTATGTAGTGAACGGACAATTCAAAGGTGGTGAGAAGGTTGGTACTTTTGCGAATATATTCAAGGGTGGGGCCCCTGCGCCCCCTGCGGCCCCGGCGAATAAACCCGCCACCCCCCAAAATGGCTACACCAAAACTTCGTATTATACGCAAACTGGCAACTCAATTTATACGAAAAATGCGACGGCCTACTATAAACTTTCAGGGGCTGGTAATTGGATTCTTTTGGGCCCGGACGCGAAGCTGTGGAATAAATCCGGCACGGGTAAAAAATCCAAAGGCAAGGTCGCGAACCTATTCCAAGCGCCGTCACCCGTGAAGACCAAGACGCCCGCTGGTATCACGAAAATCAGCATCAAGTCTCTGAACGGCCTGAACGTGTACAGCAACGGCAAGTACGCCTATGTCCAGAAGAATGGCAAATGGACCAAGCAGTTCAAGGGAATGGCACAGGCTAAAGCCCATCTGAAAACTTTATTGACCTCGCCTAAATATTCACCGGTTTCGGCGGCCCCCAAGACCCCACCCGCCCCCGTGGCGGTTCTGGCCACATCAACGGTCCCCGTTATTCCCCCCGTGGCCCAACACACTCTTGTGCCGGCCAAAAACGCCCGGATCGCCAAACTGGGTCTGCTCCTCAAGGCCATCATCAAGAAGAAGAAGGCACTGAAACCGACCAAAAATATCAATATAAACAATTATACAAACGGATATTGCGGCAACAAAAATAAGGGCATAGGTTACATTGATCGCACGAACCGTCTCACTTTCACATTCCCCACGTGCGCGGGCATGGGTGGTGCGAGTGGACACTGGCAAGACAACCTGGCCACCCCCAAGTTCAAGAACCATTCGGACGGCTTGGCAATTTCGTACAACCAATTTTTCTTTGCGAGCCAACTCCGGTTCGAGTACTTCCCGACCATGAATAACTTTTCCGATTTTAAAATCAGCAACATGATTGACATGGACTGGTACCAGAAACAGAACAAGTTCGTTCGGACTCTCGGCCCTCGCGAGGTTTTCCTGATGTTTGGGTATTCTCACAACGGCGACGTGTGGGCCCACGCCTATCTGGACGGGCGATTCAACATGAAGACGTTCAAGGAGGGGGTGGCGAAACTCGGTGTGGGCACCTACTTTGCGTTGTTTTTCCAGGCACGCGAGTTCTACAAGATCAACACGGGTGATGTGGGGAATGACTACAAGGAGACGCTCAAACGCGTCAAGGCCGAGACTGATGTCAAGAACATTACGGCGATAATACAGATGTTCATTGACGAGCTCAACACCCTTGTCCAGAGGGCCCCGGCAACCACCAAACCATTTACGGTTTTTCGTGGGGTCAAGGACGACACGTACATGTCGGGTATAAAGGACAAGCAGTACACGCTCAACCGTTTCGCGTCCACCAGTATTTCGGGAATGAAGTCGTATAATAATTTTTCGGGAAAACACACGCTCCAGAGAATCATGATCATGCCCGGCTCCAAGTGTCTGTGTATGTTTGGGTTCACGGCTCACCCGGGCGAATGGGAAATCCTGCTGCCCCGTGGATCGACCTATATCGTCCGCAATACCAAGAAGGACGTCACCCCGAATTCAAAATACATCACTGCAGGGAAATTTTGCAGTACCAACGCCGCCGTAGCTGGAACGGCCACTGTTAAAAACCTCGTGGATATCATCTTACTGGGCGTCGCCAAGAAGTTCGTGACGAAGAAGAAACAGGTGCCGGTCGTCGTGCCGGTCGCGAAGAGTCCGAATGTACAGAAACTTCAGAAAATTTTGAGCGGCAAAGGGCTATCGGACATAAAGGTGCTCAACAAGCTCGGACAGGGGGGATTCGGGGCGGTGTTCAAGGGGGTGAACTCGATGACACGCAAGAACGTCGCCATCAAGGTTCAAAAGTATGGTCCCAATTCAGTTACCGAAGCTCGAGCTTTACAGAATCTAATTGGATCCGGCGTCACGCCTGTACTTACGAACGTCAATTCGGCGCCGTGGTCTCAAAATGCCGCCAATCTCATACACAAGGGCCTCACGCAGCAAAACAAGGCGTCCATAATGGTCATGAACCTCGCCAAGGGCAAGCCCCTGCGCAATTTCATGACTGGCCCACCCATCAGCCAGGCTTTAAAAAATAAGATTGTGAACGCCGTCGGAAAGGTTTCCGCCCGTGGATGGATCCACGGCAACCTGCACCGCAACAACATCATCGTCAACAACAAGGGCAATCCAATCCTGATAGATTTCGGCAAGGCTGTCAAGGGCCCCTTTAAGACGACGAATATCGCCAACAAATGGCTGAAGGGTCTGGGCAAGGGTCACGTTGAGAAGTACGGCAAGAAGTTCTGGTACACGAACAACGCCAAGACGAAGTCGCATTACTCAAATAAAAACTTCCTGGACAAGATACAGTAGGAATGGATCGCGAGCCTGCACTGCTGGAGATGCTCAAGGAGCGCGGTCCGATTTCGGTCCGTCGGCTCGTTGCACTGACGGGTCTGCCGAAGCGATGCATCAATGGGGCTCTCCATGGGTCCAAGAAGACCGCCAAGGTGGAGAGCGCTCCCAATAATTCGCGGAACACCCGACCGCTCTGGTCATGGTCCGAGACGCCGGTCCGGCCGGTCAAGGTGGTCCGTCGGAAGGAGGTGACGCCACCAGGTGAGGAATAAATAAAAGAATAAAATTAAAAATTTATATGAAGGCTAAGATTCCAGGTGCGTTGAGAGAGCAAGTCTGGCTCTTGTGGTGTGGGGACCGGCTCTTTAAACACAAGTGTCTCGTGACGTGGTGTGAAAACGTCATGACGCCCTTTAGTTTCGAGGTGGGCCATAACGTCCCCGAAAGTAAAGGTGGTGCGACGGATATCAACAATTTACGTCCAATTTGTTCCAAATGCAACAAGTCTATGGGTGATGATTACACGATTGACGAGTTTTCAGCTTTATCGGCGCCCCGCCAAGCCAAGCATCTATGGGAGTGCTTCAAGTACTCAGGAACCGCATCTTCTCCTGCGTCTTCAACTGGAAGAACATGAAAATAAAGACCATGAGGGGCAGGCTGCGTAGTTCTCCTAGGGCCGAGTGATCGTATCCTTTCCATCCGTCTAGTGGAAATGGCACTTTCTTTATCAACATACGTGCACCATATACAATCGCACCTATGACGCCAAACTGGAGGCACACCTCGATGAACGTCCGCCACTTGGGTCTGGACTTGTCCAATTTTGGTGTAAATTGATCAACAAGTCTGGAGACCAGGAACGCAAAGACGAAGCAAAGGACGCCAACCCACGCGACGCCCAGAGTTTTGACCACATCATGCATCTTAATCGTATTAAAGAAAAAATTAGTTTACTGAATGGGGTGGAGGCCCCAACGTTCCTGTAACTCAGTCGGTAGAGTATGGGTCTTATGTCGGAGGAGTGAACCTTGTTCACTTAGATAAGCTGAGCCCGGAGTCGAGAGTTCGAGCCTCTCCAGGAACAGAGGAGTTTACTCCTCGCCGCGACTGTCGAGTCGCTCACCCCTGTAGCACAATTGGATAGTGCACCCGCCTTCTAATGAAATTCTTGATTTGGATGCGAGCGGGAGGTTGCGAGTTCGATCCTCGCCGGGGGTAATTTTCAAGCATCAGTGTCCGAGTTGGTCCAAGGAGTCAGACTTAAGAACCAGTCGCGAAGCGACTGTGACCCGAAAGGAGAACAGTTGCTACGCAACTGACTTGGTGATCTGATGGTGTTTTCACCGCGTGGGTTCGAACCCCACCTGATGCAGGAGCAAACTGTGTTTGCGACCCATTCCATAAAATCTATGACCCTAGTAGATGGATTTTATGAAATGTATATGGGATGACGCCTATATAGCGCACGTGACGCTCGTAGTCAAGGATTATCCAGAAGAGGGTGTGACCCTCGAGGACCTCAAGCCCCTCATTCGGGAAATTCGTGAAAAGTCCAATGGTATGATCATCAAGGCGGACCTGAACGGGGTCCCCCTCCTTTCTATAGATCGGTTCAAAATGATTGTAAAGATCGTCCGGGAGGTGGTGGATTACACGCGCGAGGATGATCTCTTGAGACAGATACAGTTTCTGAATACGGGCTTTATATTCAGGGCCCTTTACAATCCCATAAGTTTGGCCATCCCCAAGTACTTCCGCGACGTGGTGGTTTTTTTATAAAATCTGATAGTCCTAGTGATGGCGGTGGACTGGCTCCTCTTCCAGACCGACGCTGATAGTCGGACGCTTTATCTTGACATTCAGGTTGGGCGGTTTCTGGAACTTTTGCCCGATGACCCTGACGAAGTGGACGAGTTTTGCCAAGAGTTTTATCCAATTCTTGATGAAATTCAGGGCATCTGTCTCCAGAATGGTTTGAAACAAATTTGCACGATGGATATTTCCGAGGTTGGGGTTCGTAGTCTAAGACCAACCCCCATCCTGAAGGTCCTGTGGAACATAGACGAGCATTCCAGGGTCCCTGGTCTCCTCAAAGAATGTGAAATTTATGGGGGTGGGCGTCTCTTCAATACCCTCCTTAGGTCTGTGAATAGCCTGCTTCCATCGGCCCTCAGGGGTATCGTGACGGTGGTTCAGGATGAAGATTTAGAGAGTGACGATGACACATAAAAAAATAGAGGCCGTTTCATAAAATGAGCGACCTGCTCGTATTTTACCCCCAGGGAGGGCATCTGTACATCGAATTCCTGGGGGCCAAGTACATTGAGCGGCAGCCAAAAACGGCCCTAGAGGCCCAAGAGTTCTCGTTGGCCGTAAAGCCCATCATTCAACAGCTCGACGAATACGTTGAGAAACATGGGCTCAAGGAAATCATTGAGCTGAACCTCAAGGGGGTCCCAATTTCCAAACTAAATTCAGACACGGCCCTCCATCTTCTGAAACTCATGGTGGAGCTTCGGCCGGACAAGGGAATTTTGGAAAAAATTAAGATTACAAACAGCAACCCTATTTTCAATATGATTTACAAGGGGGTCAAGGGTCGGCTCCCGGTGCGCGTTTCCAGCATTGTGGAATTTGCCGACAATGACAAATTTTTTTAAAAAATCAAGACCCATAGTAAGATGAGAGAAGACCCGTGGCACGACAAACAGGAGGAATTTCTAAAAAAATTAGAGCTCCAGTGCAACTCGTATCACGCGTACTTTAGCAAAGACTATATGTATTATCATGGACTCGCGTCCAGGTTCAATATCCCAATTCTGGTTGTGTCGTCCATCAATGCCCTGTGCGCCATTTCACTCAATGACTTTTTGACTCAGCGTTATGTGAGTATCCTGAACGCCATTTTGTCGGCCGGAACGGGTATCCTCGGGTCGGTCCAACTGTACCTCAAAATTAACGAGAAGATGTCAAATGCGCTTCGGTCGGGTACACTCATGAAGCGTCTAGCCCTCAAGATTTCCAAGGAGCTTAGCATAGACCGAGAGCAGCGAACAACCGAGGGCCAGGCGTTTTTGGCCGATTGTTTCAGCGAATTCAACGCCTGTCTTGAGCAGTCCAACCCAATTGAAAAGAAAATTCAAAACTTTTTGGCGTTGGGGGAGCTGCCACCCAAACCGACGTCAAATCTTGCGGGTCTCGCAGCGGCGGCGGTGGCCGCCATGACGCCCCGCAAGTCCATGTCGTACGAGGACTTTTCGCTCGCTACTTCACGTGAAATGACGCAACGTCCCGGGGGGTCTCGCGCCAAAACGCTTTGGGGTCTGCTCGGAACAGATCGTAAAGACGGGAGTTCTCCGACCGGATCAGAGTCTCCTCCGAATCTGAACGAGTCAATCCCGGAGGAAGAGACTCCAAGAGAACGGGTCTAAGAGCCATGAGTTCAGGACTCCGGAGTTTGGCCACCGCGAAACCAATGTCAATGTCCAATCCCGTGTCAATGTCCCGGAGCCAATAGTGTTCACAGGCCTCCTTGGTCTCCTCAATGACACACCATCCCCGTACCATTTCAGTCTGGTGGCCCTTCTGATCCAGATGGCGCTTCAGAAGGGCAATATGATGAATGACCGTTCCACCGACATTGTGAAGTTTGAGCCGGAGAGCAACGTTCTTCACAGTGTCGTCCATTAATGTAGTAAAAGTTTTTGTTTCCTTATATAAATGGCGCCAGTGAGCCCATGGAAGCCCGCCCTGATTGGGTTTTTTGCTGGTGGGATCTTTTTGCTGGTTCTTTTGCTAATTTTATCAAACACGCTTCTGGCGCCCACACCTGTTCGCCCCAGTCCGTCGCCCAAGTCCTCTTAAAAAATTCCAGACCTAAAATAACAATATGACGGACCCCATTCTGACCCCAAGCACCTCGCGCTTCACCACCTTTCCTATACGGTACCCCGACCTTTGGGCACTGTATAAGAAGGCTATCGGTTCCTTCTGGACCGTCGAGGAGATTGACCTCGCGTCGGACCTCAAGGACTGGGACAAACTCACAGCCGACGAGCAACACTTCATCAAGATGGTCCTCGCATTCTTCTCCGCATCTGACGGAATTGTATTTGAAAATTTGGACCTAAATTTCGTCCAGGACGTCCAGATCCCCGAGGCCCGGTCATTTTATGCGTACCAGGGTTTCAACGAGAGCATACACGGCGAGACGTACTCGCTCATGATTGATAAACTCGTACGGGACGCCGACGAAAAGGCGGGGCTTTTTCGGGCGATTGAGACGGTGCCCGCAGTGAAGCGCAAGGCGGAGTGGGCCATGAAGTGGATGGGGAGCGGCCCCACTGGAACCCAGGCCCGACCGCCTTTTGCGCAGCGGCTCGTCGCCTTTGCGTGCGTTGAGGGTATCTTCTTCAGCGGCTCGTTCTGTGCCATTTTTTGGCTCAAGAAGCGGGGGCTCATGCCGGGTCTCAGTTTTTCAAATGAATTGATTTCACGAGACGAGGGACTCCATCAGGAGTTTGCGGTGACCCTGTACCACAATTTGCAGCAAAAATTGGACCCGGTCACGATCCGTGAGATTGTGAAAGAGGCCCTGGATGTTGAGCGTGAGTTTATCCTGGAGGCGCTCCCGTGCAAACTCATTGGTATGGACTCTCAGCAAATGAAACAGTATATTGAGTTCGTGGCCGATCGCCTGCTAACGCAGTTCGGTCTGGAACCAATGTACAATTCCCAGAACCCCTTTGACTGGATGGAGACCATCAGTCTGGAGGGCAAGACGAATTTTTTTGAAAAAAGGGTCGGTGATTACTCGAAGCACATGGTGACCGAGGGGGACGAGATCCGATTTGACGAGGAGTTTTAAGCGAATTTTTCTCTCAATTTCGCAATTTTGCGACGGGCCCAATTCTTGACTCCGGCTGGAGACGGAGAGGGTGAACCACCGCGATCCTCGTTTTCGCGCTCAGGGCGACCGTTTGGCGACGGTGAAGGTGAAGGCTCCATCTCCGACGCCAGAGCCGTCTTAGGACGCATCAGAAGCCAAAAGGCGACAAGCAGAAGGCCTGCAATGATGTACGACCGCTTAATTTTCATTTAAATTGGGCAATATTTTTTCAGGCAATCTCGTTACGCCGAGCCCAATGGACATACTCGGAAGCCTGCTGGTCCTTGCGCGTCTCAAACCCCGAGATCCGTGGCACGACCCGCATGAGGAACCCTACAAGTGCAACAAACACCGCGGCATGGAGCAGAAGACCTGGGAACGTTGCCAGGCCCTCTGCACTAGCGACCCAATCTCCAAGGACCCCACGGACCGCCTTGTACGTCGCCGGGTTCGCGACTAGGACATAGGCCAGAAAGGGGATCACATAGAAGTTGAGCTGGGACATTTATAATTTACATAGAAATTTACATGCAGCTCTCACCGGCAATTGGGGCGGGCTCGTACTTGGCCATCTTCTTACCGTAAACCAGGCGCCACGCAAAGGTGGCGAGGAGCACGTAGACCAGGGCGTGCAGCAGCAGACCCATGTTGGTCGGCACACCGTACGTGCTGGCGACCCAGCCGCCTGCGATCGAGCGGGTCAGCTTGAAGGTCTCGGGGTGAGCCACCAGGAAGAAAACCACAAAGGGCACAATCTTCTTGCTCCAGTCAACGTCCATTTGGTACTATTTATTTATAAAATATTCTCGCCGAGTTTTTTGTTCATGTTCACGGTATACCGGCCACCCTGGCTACCCACCACCTCGTAGAACGTCAATCCCTTGTTGGGGGTGATGTAGTACCGTCCTTTATTATTCTGGTACCAATTTCCCCGCTTGCTATAGTTCGTGGGGGCGTTCTTGGTTGTGCGATACTGACGGCCATCGGCTTTGCGTTTCAGAGTTGCACCGTTTCTTATGATGTTCATTTCACCGCCACGGGGTTTGCCGTTGGCGTTGTAATATTTATTATAAACGGTCTGAAGCTGGTTCAAGAGCTTTTCGTGGTTCTTGGTGTGGGCCGTCGTGTTTTGCCAACCCTTGTTGGCAAGAGCAAAGGCACGTTTCACATTGGGGTTCTGGGCCTTCTTGGCCTTGCCCATGAGTAGAGTGTATTTTACGATGTTCTTCACCGAGTTCAGTTTGGGCTGACGGTTCGCGTTGTTACCCCCCATGAGGCCGATATAACCCTGCATACGGGCCACAAGACTCTTCATTGACATATCGGTGGCGTATCCCTTCACCCGTAGCAATGTTTTGTAGTCGTCGTTGAACATCTTCTTGGCCCAAATTCCCTCCAAATACAGTTGCTCCGACCTGTTGAGGTTGCTACTGGTTCTGGCGCTGGCCGCGTTCACTTGCTTGAAGTTGGTCTTGTGGAGTTTACGTACAATAGAATTCTCTATATTTCCAGATACCGAACTTGTTGCAGTCTCGTTTTCCGAGTTGGAGTTCTCTGCGAGTGGGTTAGTTCGGACGACACCAGGCACCGCCGGGTTGACTGGCTTGGCGCCTTGCTGCACCAGACTCATGCCTCTCGTCCCCCCAGCCGCCCGGGCAGCCGCAGCCGCAGCATTTCTCAGCGCCCGTTCCGCTGCGTTCCGCGCCTCTTGTTCCGTTTTGGCCGCCTTGG